TTTTATCGAGGAAAAGGAAACTGACCCCGTTTCTTTTGACTTTCTAGACATCGATGAGCGGGAACGCTTTGCCAGTAAGACAGGACTTCGTGGTTTTGAGGCAGTGCAAATCATGGTTGCCAGGAAAACTATCGAAACGGATATTTTGGTTGCAATCATCCGAGATGGTTGTATCACAGATGTGCGGTTTTTCCCCCTAGAAATGCTTGAGATAATCAAGGGAGATGCGGCGTAATATGGTCTGTAGGTAGTGGTTAGTGAAATATATTATGATGAACAAATATGTATTACTGACAGTTTTTGTTGCGGCCCTGTTTGTTTCTAGTCCAACACAATCAAGTGATGTTCAAGATAAAGAAACATATTGTCTTGCCCAAAATATATATTTTGAGGCAAGAGGTCAATCTTTTGCCGGCCAAGTTGCTGTATCAAATGTGGTGTTGAATCGTGTAAGAAATAAGAGCTTTCCAAATACGATATGTGGTGTTGTCAAACAAGGAAAGCACGTGCCTTCATGGAAAGATAAAACAAAACTCATTCCTTTAAGGAATAAATGTGCATTTAGTTGGTATTGTGATGGAAAGACAGATAAACCACATAACAAGAAAATGTTTAATCATTTATATCAGGTTGCAGAGAAGGTTAGGACAATGATGACTGATATTACGGATGGTGCGCTATATTATCATTCGATATATGTTAACCCGTGGTGGGCAGAACATTTTACCAAAACAACTTTGATTGACAATCATGTCTTTTATAAAAAATAAATTAAAAAAGCACTTGACTTTTTATTCTGGATATGGTATAAATAGAGTACAATTTGATGAAACAAACTGAAAATTGTACAGGACGTGGGAGCGATACCCACCGCCTCCACCAAAAGGAGATTAGTGTGGAACAGATATTGCTAGGGGGTTGTGATGAAGAACCCCATAGTACGAGAGATAAGTAAGTGGATGTTTAAAGCATATATTCTTTGGAGTATTTGTGCAGACATAACCTTACTTGCTGGAATAACATATCTAGTCTTTTTCTGATGGGGGCGATATTAGGTTCGACTGGCAATGTATAGGAATGTGGAGAATTGTCGGATGACTCCGTTATTGGTCAAAACTATAAATGCCAACGATAATGAGGCATTTGAGGATTACACACTAGCTGCTTAATCGCTCGGGGTTTTTTGGAAGATTTTGTCCTAGCAACAGAATCAAAATCTTCCACTTTGAAAATGTCATGATAAGGAGATAATTTAAATATGACTACTACGAAGACCCAAGCTACTAAAGTAGTGAATGCCCTTGAAACAGGTGCAGAACTTACTGCAAAGCAGATTAGCGCCCGCTATGGTGTTAAGAATGTTCGCGCAGTGATTAGTCAATTGCGTACAGAAGGATATTCAATCTTTCTGAACAAGCGAGTGAGCTCATACGATGGTGAAACTTATATGAAGTATCGTCTTGGCACCCCACTTCGCTCTGTGGTTGCTGCTGGCACTCAAGTTCTACGCGCTGCGTAACTTGATGGCTCACGGGTGATGCCGTAATACATCCGTGGAGAGTCATGGTTAACTCTCCAATTTTATAATAAGGAAAACAATGGCATTAACAATATCTAAAATTGTTACAAATACGATTGAAAATATCGTAAAGGAAAAACAGATTACTCACATGGAAGCTGTTTTACATTATTGTGAAAAAGAGGGGATTGAACCCCAAACAGTTAAGTCTTTAATTTCAAAAGGTCTTAAAGAAAAAATCGAAGCAAATGCAAGAGACTTGAATTTTCTACCGAGGCAAGCACAACTACCAGTATAATCAAATGATGAACGACAAATTCTTCAACGCAGCAAAAGAAGCGGCGATTCAAGGAACCGGAACAGGTGGGCGAGGTAGGGGAAACTTTAAACTAGGCGCTGTACTTGCACATAAGAACATGCTAGTAAGCACTGGCAACAATAGTTATAAAACACATCCCCTGATGCACAGAAGGACAGAATGGCCTTTTCTTCATGCTGAGCAATCGGCACTTATTAGAAATGGTTTGGATAATTGTGAAGGCAAAGATTTGTATGTTGTTCGTGTTTTGAAAAACCTAGACTTTGCTATTAGTTATCCTTGTAAAGTATGTCAACAGCTAATCATGGATGTTGGTGTTCGTAATGTATATTATATCAATGAAAGAGGTAAGTTTGCAATATGGACCCCATTGACATCTATCTAATGTATTGTGCATTAAAAGCACACTTCAATAGAAAAGATTACGACTTCCTAACTTATAAGGGCAAGAGTCGTGTATCTAGGGATTCATATTGGAAGCGTAAAGACAAAATATTCTTTCTTAAACTTTCCAGAAAATATGACAACTACGATGACATTAAAGATTATTTCGTAGCCAATTTCGTTGCAACACGGAGTGGATATGTTGCTGATTTTACTGATGAGAATTATGAAAATTGGAAAGAGAAGAGAACGAATTTTTACGACATATTCGCTGAGGAAATCCAGCCATTCGTAGAAAATTTTAATCCAATATTTAAAGTAAAGAAATCAGAACATCCACTCTTATTAAAAGAATATCTTGGTAAGAGAGTATCATTAGAAACATTGATTATTCTTGATGAACTTTTAGACTTTACCAAGAGCTGGAATAGGAGTATGTCAGAAGATTATATTTGGTATGATGTCAATAAATTACTACAAAAATACAAAAGGTTCTTGACAATTGATAAGAAACAGTATAGAATACAGTTATTAAATCTGATAGAGGAGTCTGATGATGAATGATAAAGTTGAGTTGGAAGATGTTGCTCGTAAGGAAGCACACATGGAAAATGAAATTGTAGAACTAAGGTCTAGGGTTAAAACTTTAGAATTTGATTGTGCTGAGTTGACAAAACATAATATGGAGTTATTTGAACGTGTTAATAAACTTGCTTCACGGCAACCAGCATGGCCAAAGGGATATCGTCCTACTGGACGTAAAGAATTTCCCCATCCTCGAGCAAAGAGTGCCCGGAAGAACTGAAAGATGAATAAGTGAAAGTAGAATTAATAGATTATATGGGTAGTGATTTATCGGTAGTAAATGCTGCCCGTGTTTCTTTTGCAAAATATCATGCAGAATTTGATGAAAAGAATGACACCCAACTCATAAATTATCTCGCAAAACACAATCATTGGAGCCCCTTTGGTCATGCTTCCATGCAGTTTCATATTAAAGCTCCAGTGTTTGTTGCAAGACAATTAGTAAAACATCAGGTAGGATTGGTATGGAATGAAGTATCAAGACGATACGTTGATGATGAACCAGAGTTCTATACACCTACAGAATGGCGTTGTGCAGCGGAGAACAAGAAACAAGGTTCTTCTGATGAAACCATTGAATATAGTGTATTACCAGCATATACATTTGCAAAACAATATTATGAAAATATGTTAGATAAAGGTGTTGCACCAGAGATGGCACGTATGGTTCTTCCTCAAGCAATGATGACAGAATGGTATTGGAGTGGTACACTATATGCGTTTGCTCGTGTGTGTAATTTACGATGCAAATCAGATGCACAAAAGGAAACACAAGATGTTGGATGGAAAATTGATGAAATCGCCAAAAAGTTATTTCCAGTTTCATGGAGGGCCATACGAATTTATGAATAATCAACACAGAGCTTTAGTTATAGGTAATGGAGAATCTCGAGCATGGTTTGCTCCCAAGAAATATAAAATATCTGACGATGTAGTCACTTGGGGATGTAACGCAATATATCGTGATGGCCCTGTTGATGCTCTTGTTGCTGTTGATTATGCTATGCAACAGGAGATATATGATTCGGGATATTGTGTAGAGAATGCAGAATGTCCAGAACAGGGAATTTGTTATTTTGCGAATTGGTCTATTGTTCCTGCTGATGTTGCAAATATGTTATTCTCAGAAACATCGTTTTTGAGATTCTCCAGCCCATTTGTTCATAAGAGTAAGAATAGAACTGATCTATGTGTTATATCAGGAAAAAACCCCCAAACTTTACGAGAGAAAATTAAAGAAGCATCTGAATTATGGCCACACCTTGACATGAAAGACCTTAAAATGAAATTGGAAAAGGATGTTGGTGTCTGGATTACTTATGTAGAAGAAAATGATACAGTTAATACTATTGACTATCCTATAGGTTGGTCTGCTGGTAATACGGCATTGTATCTCGCATGTAAATCCGCCAACATTAAAGAGGTTTATGTGTTGGGATTTGACCTTGGTTCATATGATGCTCCTTTGAATAACGTGTATAAGGACACCAAAAATTATCTATCAGCCACAGCAAGAGGTTATAATCAAGAGAATTGGTATAACCAAATGCAAACTGTGTTCAAAGAATTTCCTTCTATTAAATTTTCTTTGGTAGATTCTAAACTGCGTATTATACGCAGTAAAGGGAATGTGTCATACATAACTAAAGATGAGTTATGTGATGCTCTTGAAATTACTGAAATTTAATCAACATAAATAATAAATGGAACTTGACATTCCATACAAAGCCGTATATAATAATAAAATTAACATACGATAAAATACATCAACATAAGGAGATATATGATGTCATTAGCTCAAATGAAGAAGCAAAACTCTTTGGACAAACTGCTTGGTGCAGCTCAGTCCGAAACACAACCCCAAGAAAAGAAGTCCTATGTGGACGAACGAATTTGGAAGCCAGAACTCGATAAGACGGGTAATGGTTATGCAGTCATTCGTTTTCTACCGGCAGTATCAGGTGAAGATATGCCTTGGGCCAAACTCTGGAATCATGCATTTCAGGGACCAACTGGCCAGTGGTATATTGAGAACTCTCTTACTACTCTTGGACAAAATGATCCTGTGTCAGAAATGAATTCTGCATACTGGAACTCTGGTGTAGAGTCTGATAAGGAAATCGCTCGTCGCCAGAAGCGCAAACTACAGTATTACTCTAACATTTATGTTGTGAGTGATTCTAAGCATCCTGAACGTGAAGGTAAGGTTTTTCTTTATCGTTTTGGTAAGAAGATTTTTGATAAAATCATGGAAGCGATGCAGCCCGTATTTGATGATGAAGAGCCAATTAATCCCTTTGATTTTTGGCAGGGTGCGAATTTCAAGTTGAAGATTCGTAAGGTAGATGGTTATTGGAACTACGATAAGTCGGAGTTTGAAGGATCGTCACCACTATTTGATAATGATGATGAGATTGAGAAAGTGTGGAAGAATCAGTATGCTCTCAAGGAGTTCACTGATACAACTAACTTCAAGTCATATGATGAATTGAAGACTCGTTTGAATATAGTTCTTGCTGGAACTACTACGGTAGGAAATGCAACAACTCTATTGGAAGATGAGTCTGTAGCAGATGTGGTTGTTGATACCAAGGTAGCACCTACTCCCAAGGTATCAGTAGACGATGATGATCAAGAGGAAACTCTAGATTATTTTCAGAAACTTGCTGACGGGTAAAACTGTTAGAGTAAACATTTTAATCCCCTCTGAGAAATTCTCTCAGAGGGGATTTTTTTATGCTGCAACATTAACTGCATTAAGAATTGGACTTGGGTGTGAAAAGGACACTGTAGTATTAGTTGTGTTTGATTGTTTATTGTCTACAACAGTGTTAGATGGCGCATTGACTATAGTAGGTGCGGCTGTTGCTGCTGCGCCTCTTTGCAATCCTGCTTGTTGTATTTGTTGAGTTCTTTGAGCATTCACAGCTGGTGGGAATATTTTATCTAATCGGTCATGTAATCCTAAATCAGCGACATATAGTGAGCCTTTCTTTGTAGCATGTTCTACAAGTTTCTGCATAAATGCTAAATCTTTTTTACTTAAATCTTCATACTTTATGATAGCTTGTAACATTTCTTTTTGAATTGTGCCTGATTTAACTCCTTGTTCTAAGGCGTCTTTATTGATATCACTATCAAAACCGAGCACCCTCGATTTATCATATAAACCTTTCGATTTAGCTTTTTCGAGCAAGGCTTCATTTTTCATATTTTCTTTAGTTTTGCTATCACCAGAAAACCAACTGATCAATTTTCCTACACCCGGAATCCTTTTGGCGATGGCCATTACATCTATGTCGAG